TCAATAAACAAAAGATCGGTTTGATCAATATCAATTAACAAAGTGTTACCCGGGGAATAGACAGCATCTTTTCCCTCTTGCTGGGCTAATTGAAACAAATAAAAAACCGAGGGATCAATATACAAATCATATGACCTAATCACCTTGGCTTCAGAGGCAAGGATTGCTCGAGTAGATTGACCATCCCTGACACCAAATTCGGTTACATGATTACAAAGACTTGCAATACCATGTAGTAGAGGTAGGTGCACATTAATATCACTATTATGCTGACAAGCAGCAGCAAATTCATTCTGTAAAACGTTCATATTAATCACACACTGTTGCTACACGAGAAACCCACTGCCAACCATTCCAGTAACGATTTACTATCACCTGACGACATACAGGTTCATAATAATCCTGGTATACAGGTTGATTATAATAACGAGGTTGATTCATCTGATTAATCATACCTCCAATGATGAGACCGCCAACTAGGCCACCAAAGATTGCAGCACCTGTATCTCCACCACCACGATTTCCATAATGATGATGACGAGGACCATGCCAATCTGCGTGAGCTACTGATGTCATTCCAATCACAGCAGCCAGAGCAATTACAATTTTACGCATATCTTTTCTCCAAGTGCTTACGGTTGTAAGAACCTTTGCCTTTGCGAGCCGTAACAATTCGCTGATGAAATTTGCGATCAGCTAATGCTTTGGCACTAATGTTTTTAACTGCTTTTCTCATAATATTAATATAGTATTTTTTTGAAAATAAATCAACAAAAAAATTATCTAATGATTTCAAAGGGTTAACCCCGTGATTTTATTAGTATTTTGAGCCTATTGTATATTTTGTGACCAAATTCCACTTATCTTTTTCTTTATAAGGGATAATTTTAATCTGATTTAAAGGAGCCACGGGCTCTTCAACTTTATTATAATCTACTATTTCTATTAATTCCCATTCATCTAATAAATGAATGATTCTGTTTCTTCTGGCTATATCGCCTTCAGATAATGAGGAGTCTTTACCATCCAACAAGAACAATTCTTTAAAATGAACAATATAGTATTTTCCTTGTTTATGCAAAATATGACAAGATTGATATAATGTGTTTTCTTTTTTAGAGGCTAAGCCAATACGTGAAAGTGTTTCCCTAACTTTTAGGAAATCTTCAGCATTTCTAAGTTTCACTTCCACCAGTTGGTTTATGTTGAACATGATTACCACCTTTTATTATTCTTGTTTTTATATGGTCAATCTGCTCTTTTGTCAGCACCTTACTGATTTCAAGAGCACGTTTGAAATTCACCTTATAATATTCCTGTATAGTTTCTAGGTCCTGATTCTCCTCACGTTTATGCCATTTGGAAAATCTTTTTGCAGATCGTATACTATTTAGGTAATAATCATTTTGCATTATGAAATCTATGTAATTTGCGCGGTTTAGCTCATTGCAATACATAATTGTATCAACAAAATAAGAAAAAGCCCTGTTCACTAGGAAAGGGCTGTAGATCTTTTCAGCTAAGACTGGATTTTCAGAGTTTCTAATGAGGTCTTTTTTAGCCCCGTTAATATCATTTACAAAATCAAACGGTTTCATTGAAACTCCACGGATACCATTACTTCAGTTAAAAACGCAGCCGTATTAATTTCAGGATCAGCTACAAATGCTGCCTGATATTGATATTTGGCAATCAACATAATCAACTCTGGAATACTATTGGGTTTGACAATAGAATAAGCTTGGTCATAAAAAGCTCTATACAATTGAGAAGAATCAGTATCAGAATTTTCCGCAACCCATTTACGCATTTCTGTGAATTTCTTTTCCTTGATAGCACTAACCAATTCTTTAAGATTTTCATCTTGTAGATTAGCAAATATACCAGAGTCAATAGATCCGTTTACTGAATATCTTTGTAATTCATTAAGAACGCGACGCCAATCAGGCACATGGCGATTAATAAGCTCAGCAACAACAGCTTTATCATATTCAATCTTCTCCGTAGAAAGAATCCCCACAACCCTCTTGAAGAATTGAACTGCAAGTTTGGGTAGATCTTCTTTACTTATTTTAAACTCTACAACGGAACAACGAGAGTGAAGTGGTTCGATGATTCTGTTTTTGAAATTACACGTGAGAATAAACCCACAGTTCCGTGAGAATTCTTCCATGAAGTTTCTGAGAGCGGGTTGGGTGGAGTTAGCGTTAAGGTAATCCGCCTCATCGAGTATAACATACTTACGTCCGCCTGTAAATGATACACTTGAGGCGAATTGTTGTATGTCGTTTCTGAGTGTGTCAATGTTGCCATTCATACTCCCGTTAATAACAATATAGTCTGCGCCTATCTCTTCTAACATAGCACGAGCAACAGTTGTCTTACCGACACCTGCAGATCCAGTTAAAAGAAGATTTGGAATGCTTCCTTGTTGTATAAAAGATTTGAAGGTCTCTTTGAGACCTTCAGGTAGAATTGTATCTTCTATCTTTTTTGGTCGATACTTTTCGACCCAGAGAAATTCTTGCATATATCACCCACTAAATGATGAGGAGGCTTCAGTTGCCACAAAATAGTATATGTTAGTCGTAGACCACTTTGACAACCCTTTAGATGATATCTTAACATCATAATTGCCTGAAATCAACTTAATAATATTTTCTACTTTGAAAATCATACTAAATGTTTTTTCAGTGGTACCAACTTCAACACTAAACACATCGGTAGTTGGATTCTTAGAATTAGTGGCAGTGACGGAAATAGTTAATCCATTTCCTGTCACTGCGATTTCCGGAAGCTGAAGTACTCCAGAGGCTCTAACAACTCTCTGAAGCTCTTCTTGAGAAATGGAGAACTCAATATCAGCTTCTGGAAAAACAATTTCTTTATTTGGATCTGGTGCAACAACCATTGAAGAATCAGTATAAGTATAATTAACTGATTGACGACCTGAATCAATCTTTACTTGGTGTTCACCAAAGACAAGTTCTGGTTCCTTGAACAGAGAAATAACACCCAAGAACTTTGAAAGATCAAAAATTGAAAATCTTGTTGGAAAAGAATCTTCAACATCGGCCTTAGCATAGATACTCTTGGCGGGCGATACTGTTGCAATAATGTTACCAGGATAAATTGATACTGAAGGATTGATTGTAGAAAAATTCTTCAGTACGTTAATAGTATTTTCACTTAATTTCATAATATAAAAACCTCTTAGCTAATCTTCTTAAACTTCTTCAAAAGATCTGGGTTGTTTGTAAAAGAAGGAGGAGGGAGATTTGTTTGTTTAAGAATAGATGCAGGTGCCTGTTCTTGTGTACCAACACGCTGTCTCTTAATCAATTCAGCATCAGCTGTTGCAGAAGCACCAATAGCTGCCAATGCAGGGAGTTTGCCACCAAACACATAAGCACCGGCGTGTTGTAGATGCATCCAAGGACACAACCACACTTTCATACCTGCCTTACGAACATTTTGACAGAAAAGATAATCTTCAGACAGATAACGATCTGTAGATGTATCCATTTTTGATTTAGCTTCTGATAAAATATCTTTAGCTTGATTTGCAGTAACTGATTCGCCCTCTGAAATTTTCTTAAGAGCGTCTTCATACTTTTTAGTTGGATTATACCGATCAATTTCTGCCTGGAAGAACTGACCTATCTTACGTGAACCATCAAATGCTTCTGTTCTAACATGATCAGGGCGATACATAATTTCAGGATAGGCTTCAATATATTTTTCAAATGTTTTACGGCGGATCATCATAAACCCAGTACCAGTTTCAAGTACTTGAGCAGGTTCATCAAGTCTGATGGTTCTTGAACTTGGATCATTATCATCTATTGCTGGATTAAATACAAAATCACCAACAAAGTCTTCAAGAACATTAGGGTTTTGATCTGCAACACCCTTATTGACTGCTTGAAGAATCTTTTCCCAGGTGATACATTTCTTTGGATATGGACCAGCAATAACATCATATTCTGATTCTGGTGTTTGCAATGCCATCATAGCAATAACATCTTGAGGATTGAATCCAATATCAGAATCAATAAACAAAAGATGATCTGCATCAGAGCGCAAAAATTCATCTGCACAGTAATTACGTGCACGTGTAATAAGTGATTCGTTGAAAAGGAAATATGAGCGAACCTCAATTCCATAACGAACACACATAGCAGTCAAAT